ACTCTTACCAGTGGCGGTGTACTTGTAGGTGCAGGTACAGGTGCTGTAACAACAGATAAAGCTGCGCCAGCAGGAGATTTTGTTGGCACTAGCGATAGTCAAACATTAACAAACAAAACTCTAACAAGTCCAACAATAAATGCTATCACAAAAAGTGGTACCACTGGAGTGGGCAATATAGGGCAAAGTGATAACTCTTTTAATACAGTATTTGCAAAAGCAACCAGCGCAGAATACGCTGATTTAGCAGAAAATTATTCTGCTGATGCTGATTATGCACCAGGGACAGTATTAGTACTAGGCGGATCAGCAGAAGTAACCGAGTGTACGTCGGTTGCAGATTCTAAAGTTGCAGGTGTTGTGTCTACTGATCCTGCTTATCTAATGAATTCTAACATACAAGCAACTTATCCAGTAGCTCTTGCTTTAACAGGTCGTGTTCCGTGCAAAGTAGTTGGACAAGTAGAAAAAGGCGACATACTTGTTACGAGTGATACAAATGGGCATGCAGTATCTTCTACGAATGCCACAGTGGGAACTGTAGTTGGCAAAGCAATAGAATCAAAATCATCCGACGGAACAGGAATAATTGAAGTGTTAGTCGGGAGATTCTAAATGCAAGAACGGTATAGATCTGATTATGACGGTGAATTTGTTATCCTCCGGACCTATTTTAAGGATGGGCAAAAGTTACAAGATAAGGAATGGATTCCCAACCCAGTAGAAAATCAGTATCTATCAGCCAGAGCAGCAGTAATAGGCTACGGACAAAGTAGAGAAAAATTTCAAGTTAAAAAACTTCAAGACCACAGAGGCGGTTTGTTGGGCAGTAAGCGTCTACAAACTTACGGAGCGCAAGGTTGTTGGCCTGAATTACGTTTTGATTTTTACGTTGAAAACGATCAAGATTCTCTCCGAAAACTTATTAAACATAGATACATGGAAACATGTACTGTATATTCTAATGTAAAAAATTGTATAAAATATCCAGGACAATTTTACTTAACACCTTACAATGTCAAATTAACAAATATAGCTACAGCAATCTACATTGCAGCTTTTGATGGACACAAAGAAATTTTTCTCTTAGGAGTTGACGGAACACTAGAAAATGGCGAGTTCAACATAAAAGAAGCCACTAGTATTAACAATGTTATTAGGACTTACTCTAATACAACTTTTTATTTTGTAACTGACTGGGTTGGACAAACTTGGTATCGAAACCATACAAACGTTAAAACAATCAACTACAACGAATTTGTATCCTATTGCGATATTTGAAGTTGTTTTAGTGTTTCTATCTTATCAATTATATACTCAATGTTAATTGTATTCCACAATCCTGGGTGCATTGGTTTGGGCCAAATGTTATTTTTAAGCCAACAATAACCTACATGTTCGTGATTTAGTGTTGGTATAAACTCATGGTCGACTGCACAGAAAAAAGTATGATAACAAAAACCTTCATCTGCACTAGTAAATTTTTCTATAGGAATAAGTTTTTGATACTGGGGGACACTTCCAAGTTCTTCGGTGCATTCTCTATGAATAGTATCAATTAGTGTTTCATTTGCTTCACATTTGCCGCCTGGCAATCCCCAATTGTATGGGTGCTTTGTATCATTTCTCATAAGATATAAGAAACTGTCGTTGGCAAGACTATAAAACCATACTCCTACTGCATTTTTTACAGCACTAGACTCCATTCTCCCCCCGGATATAGGCCTTCGTAACTTTTAAGCCAGGAATTATTTACCCAACGATATTGTATACTGGTTGTTAAGTTAGTAACATACTGGACGTCACTTAGATTACTACTATCAAAAACAACATTCCATCGTATACCATCATATTCGACAATGTCGTTTGCATTAGCAACTAGGGGAGATCCGTCTGTTCCACGCCATGCGTCTGCATTTCCTTCATCGTTTGAACCGGTTGATTCAATGAAAAGATATCTTTGACCACTTGATGCAGTATCTAATCCAGCACCCGGGCCTTTCCTCAAAGGATCTACAATTGCATTAACAGGATCTAAGGTGTTAGATGGTATTGTGTCTTGATCTACAGTGAATAACAAAAATCTATCATCTCCAGGATGGTAAGCAACCGTACCTACTATTTCGCTATCGTCATAAGAATTAATCAATCTTATTTGACTTATGCCATTACGCATTTCGCCGTATAGGTCTACTACAGTATGCCACATCAGATTACTTGGTGGACTTGTAGGAGCATCAATGCTTTCAATTTCTTCACCTACTGCATTGTGCTCTAAACATTGTAATTGGTTGCCTATCAGTAAAACTTGATAGTTAAATGGTGTCATTTTTTGTCGTGTGCCTAACAATAAGTCATTATTAAGTATTGCTTCATTATAATCACCTTGTGCGTCAAATATACTAGCAACAATTTTTTGTATAACACCTAATTTTTTAACTTTTGCTGGAGGCGATATCCAAATTGGCATGGTAAATCTTAAACTTGCAATATCAATTTGATCATCTGTTCCGCTTGGTATAGTTCTAGAGCTCCAAGTAGTTTGTGTTAATTCTAGCACACTTAAACTAGTCCAATCAAGATAGTTATCAGTGCTCTGTATTTCTAAACTCGGGTTGAATAATGTTAATATTTGTTCTAGTAATTGTAATTTTTGATTTGTATTACTAGTCCAAATGTCCAGTTGGACTTCGAGGTTATAAGGAACTGGCATTAATCTTTCAATAGTAAATGCTTGTGCTTGTGTAGTTTCGTAACTTTCAGTATCGGTGTCCCAAACACGTTGACGAACATTTCTTTTCTCTACAAAATATGGTTCTTGCATTCTATCTCTTGCATACGTTAACCCTGTAACATAAAAAGTCATAAGAGGTGTGCTTGGCATGTTATTTGCACTGTTTTGTTGTAAAACTGTCTGTGCCTGTCTGCTAGCATCACCATAACGTACTGGAACTCTATAAAGTGCTAAACTTCCATCATCTTCTTTGCCATATTCTACTTCAAAATTTGAAAAAACTCTTGTAAATTGTAACAGAAATCGTCTTATCTGTTCATCATAAAAAAATTGTTGAGCCATTAGTTATCAGCCTCTGGTTTAAGAAGATCACTGAGACTTTGTCTTGCTGGAATATCTCCTCTATCTGTAGTTGGTACTGTTCCAGTGTTGTTAACAAAACTACTGCGTAGTGTTTGATTATCAGTACCTGGAGTTAAATCTGTTCTTATGTTGTCTTCTACTTTAATCCATCTTGTTCCGTCATAACGGAAAAGACGATTAGGGAAATAGTCTAGTCTCAATGCATAATCTCCTACTGCTGCGTTTACTGGGAAACTAACACCTGGTGTTACAGGTAATCCGTTAGGAGCAGTTTGTGTGCCAGTAATATATCCTAATGCATACCCTTGAGATTGCGGAGTTATTGGTTGACCGTCTGCGTCCAACTGTGTGGAGTCAACACTTAAATCTGTTTCACTAGCATCTGTACCAGAAGGGTTTCCTGGGGTTCCGTCTGCATTGGTTGAAACAATGTAGAATTTTGTGTTATCATATCCACTTAACGGAACTTCGTATTCTGCTTGTGTTAGGATAGCATCATTAATTTCAAGATCTTTACTCTTGGTTGTAATAGTATCAAGTGCTGAAGCAGGTGTGTATTCTTGCCAGTATGTAGTATTAGTAATTTCTGTTCCTACTGGTACATTAATTACTGCTTGATAATAGGTTGCACCATCTAAAACAATACTTCCGCTTGGGTAATAGTTACCATTATCCCAAATATTTTCGTTTTGGAAAGGTTTACTAAGAATGTCATTGTATTCTTGTGCACCGACCATTGGAGTTGCTTTTACTCGCCATAAATGTGGTAGCCAAGTTTGACTAAATCCTTCGCTAGCAAACGCTGCATCTTGAATAACATAATATTTTGGAATGGCTTTGCTTATATCACTATCCAAAGGATGATAATCTTTTAGATTTGGTAATTCAAGTACGTCACCGCTCATAAGTTTACGTCCAATGGTATCAATCATTGCATTATAATGGAAAGTGATGAAAAGTGTATCGTTGTTTAAAAACAAACCGAACTGTGTTAAATCAAAATCAATATCTTGTTGATTGTATACACCTCTCATAGTATACACATCTGGTGAATAACTACGATCTCTGTTTTCTAATAGGAATAAATCCTCAATAAACAGAGGATTTTCACTACTATAACTTGGCTGTGTAGCGTCTTGTGTACCGCCACTTATACTAGAGCTGTCATCACCAGATGGAGTTGGGCCTAGATATTTGTGAATATACATATCAACACCGCCGACTTGATACATTTCGGCAACAGTGCGATCAATAAACTTGTAATCGTTTTGACGATTAGGGCGATAAAGTGACAGTCTTGGCATTATTTTTCCTCAACTGTATTTATCGCCCTTGTCAGTTAGGCGTAAATGCTTTTGCGTACTCGGCGTACTAGTAACACAAATCCAATGCCTGCACACGCTGTTGCAAGCAAGAACGCAGGATGTGGAACATTGTGGAAGAATCTAAATGCTAAAAGTAGCACAAACTGAAACCAACACAGCATCATAACTGCGTCTAAGAATGCTTCCTTCATACACGCACCATCTTCAGAACCGTGTCTGGGCGACGACGGTTCTGGTACTCATATGCTTCCTGCTTATCGGTAGTGTTGAACACAACATTACCATCCTTATCAACCAACCAAAAACGGATCATGCCGCCACCTCCAGGTCATCATATGCTTCAACAAACTCCTCTTCAGGAGCACTGTCATTGAGCTCCGCCAAGCGAGGCTCAATGTACTTCTGCATGCTGTAAGGAAGACGCAGTACGAAACAAACGTACCCAGCGTCATACTCGCCACGGAATTCGTCCAACATGTAACGAATT